ATACTTTAACCACTCCAATTTTTATGCATTTTACACAGATTTGCGCTTTGTTATATGGCTTTGTACAAAAAAAGCTTATCTTTGTTATATAACAAATACGAATCCCTTGTAAAATATAGGGTTCAGCTAAAAAAAATAAAACTTTAAAAAATTAGAAGCTATGGAAAATAAAAACTTTTTAGTTAGCATTAATAAAATGAAAGAATCTATAATCTTAGACCTAGAAAATTTAAGGAAAGGATATGGTAAAAGAAAGTTAGGAATTTCTGAAAATACAGGAATACCAATGGATTTATTAACTGTGTTGCTAAAACAATTAAAAATAGAAGGTAAGATAGAACTTATAATGATTTTGGATGAAGAAAACAGCACGCCAAATGGAAGCGGTTACTGCTTAACTGGTAATCTAGAATACGGCAAACAAAAGTGAACCAATAATGGCAAAACTAACTCGAAAAGAATTTGCGGCCCTTTGCCACACGAATCAACAGGTGATAAATACAAATGTTCAAAGGAATAATTTGGTGGTTGAAAAGAAAAAGATCAACACCGAGAATGCTCAAAATAAAGCCTTTTTTGATAGGTATCAAAAAAAGTTTGATGAAAACAGAAAGTCCACAAGTCAAATTTATAATGAAGTTGTAAAACCAATTCCAAAGCCAAAGAAAAAACCACTAGCCGAACCTTTGCCAGGGGTAAAGAAAAAAGCAAATAAAAAACCTGCCATCGTTAATAGCGATAGCAGGTCTAAAAAAGATCAAGACGATAAAAACACCCCCAGTGCCGCTGACTTAAAAAGCCAAGAGGTTATGGATTGGACTTTAAGAAAAAAACAAGCTGATGCAGAGCTGGTAGAATACCGAGCAGAGCATGAGCGATTAAAGATTGAAAAAATGGCTGGTAAATTAATACCGGTTGATTTAGTATTTCAGATTTTAAACATTCACAACAAGAGTATTTTTTCAACCTTTCAAAGTGATGCGGAAAATTTAGCTAGTGTATACTGCGAGATTTTAGCAGAAGGCGATAGGAGTAAACTTGCAGAAATTACAGATAAACTTTCTGTAATTATAAATTTAAACGTTGAGAAATCTAAAGATTTATCTCAAATGGAATTAGATAATGCGATTGAGGAATATTCAGAAACACTTAATAGAGGGCAAAGAAAATGATAGCAGACCAATGGAGTGACAAAGTAATGAGTTTTCAAGATAAACTCTATAGTTACAAATCAATTAAGGATATACCTAGCCAATGGATTGAGAAAAATGTAATATTACCAAAAGAAGTTTCACGATTTAACGGTAGGATGAGTTATGATTTGTCTCCTTACGCCAAGGAAATTGTAGACACCTTACACCCAGGAGATCCTACCAGGATGGTAGCTGTAATGAAGTCAGCTCAATCAGGAATTACGCAAGGATTGGTGGTTCCTGGGATGGCTTATATAATTGCTGAGAATCCAGATAATTTTTTGTTTACGGCTGGTGATAAGGATTTGGCGAAAAAAACAATTCGGGAAAGGTTTGATAATATCATGCAAGCAAGCAGCCTTAAAGATCTAATTAGACCAAACACAATAAGAGCAAAAGGACAGAGATCTGGAGATACCGACTTATCTAAAGAGTTTGCTGGAGGGTCTGCAATTATTGAGGGAACCAAAAACGCTGGTAAATTTAGATTTTTTAGTGTAAAGACGGTTTTTATGGATGATTTCGATGATGCTCCTAGAAGTGATAAAACAGAAGGAAGTATTAGGAAGCTGGTAGAGGGTAGGCAAACTTCCTATGGTAATCTAGCAAAAACCTATTATATTTCAACGCCTACAGTAAAGCAAACGTCTAATATATACGAGGTTTATATGCAAGGCGATCAAAGAAAATGGCATTGGTTGTGCGAAAGTTGCAAGGGATGGATGCCAACAGATTTTCAAATTAATGTAAAAAACAATAAAAGAGCTGGTATTGTATGGGAGACGGATAAAAACAATAAATTAATAAAAAACAGCGTTAGGTTTAAGTGTCCACATTGCGGTAATAAAGTTAGTCAAAAATCTAAGCATGCACTAAACCAAAAAGGTAAATGGATTCCAACCGCTGAGCCGATTGAGGAAAATTATAAAAGCTATTATATTAATTCGCTCATTATACCTCCTGGATTCTTTAGTTGGGTTGATTTAGTTAGGGAATTTTTAGAGGCATGTCCGCCAAAGAAACCCGTAAACGTTGATATGCTAAAGGCATTTTATAATGTTCGGTTAGGATTGCCATTTGAGGAAAGAGGAGAGGCCCCAAAGATTATGCAATTAATGAAAAACACAGGCACTTATGAAATTGGTGAGATCCCTGATGAGCTATCAAAAGAGGATGGAAACGGTGAGATTGTATTCATTTCACTTGCCGCTGATTTAGGTGGTATTATGAATACTGATGAAGATATTGAAGATGTAAGAATTGACTGGGCCATATCTGCGTATGCCGCAAACGGTGTAAAATATTCAATCGATCAAGGAGCAATCGGAACCTTTAAGAGAAAACATACAAAATCTAAAAAGGAAATTGAAAACGACCAAGAAAGGAAAAAATTCACATATATGCATGGTCAAGAAAATAGCGTCTGGCCTATTTTAGAGAAAATTATAAAAAGCGATTTTATTGGGCAAAGCGGAACCGAATATATTATTAGCATTTCGATAATTGATACAGGTCATTTTACAAGGTATGCAGACCAATTTATTAATATGTTTGACGGAAATAATCCTGTATATGGAATTAAAGGAAGGTCAGATAAAAAGTTTAGATCTGATTTAAAAGATACTCCAGCAGTTAAGAGAAGTCGAGAAAATCCTAAGTTATATATTGCAGAAGTTGATCAATTAAAAGATGAGCTTGCTAGTTACATGAAGCTAAGGAAAACAGATGATGGTACTCAGCCTCCAGGGTTTATGAATTTTCCAACTCCTAGGGATGGAAAATATAGTTTTAAGGACTATTTTAAACATTTTGAAAGTGAGCAAAGAAAGGAGGTAAAAGAAAACGGTCAAGTTGTAGGTTTTAAATGGGATAAAAAAAGCACAATGATAGAAAATCACTTTTGGGACGTTGAGATTTATAATTTAGCTGCTAAATATGTTTACATAGATCTAATCAAGCGAAGCAATCCTTCAAGGTTTAGGCATTTAGACTGGGCCAGCTTTGTTCAATTTGTTAGTACGTGAAAACTATTAAAAATAAAAAATAAATAGTTGCTATTATAAAACTTTGTGCTATATTAGCAATTTTAAAACAAATCTTAGGATAAAAATATTTTAAAAATAAAAAAGCTATTGCATGCCGCAATAGCTTTTTTATATATATTTGCATATATGGCATTAACAATTTATAGCATTTCTGAGTATATAACATCAAGAGCCAGCAATAAGGCGAGAATTGATGCATTACATGTGTTAATTGATGCAATGTATGATACTATGGCTGGAGCTATTGATGACTCTGGAACAGCTTCTTATACTTTAGATGATGGGCAAATGAAAATAAGTACAGAATTTAGATCGTTAGATCAGATAATTAAGGGAATAAACGCCTTAGAAACTCAGCTACAAATGTATATTAACCGCTATAACGGCCGAACAACCATATTAAGAGGTCGGTTAAACTATTAATTTATGGCTTGGAATGACTTTTTTAAAAAAGAATCTAATAAACATAGCGAAGCTAGTGGCAAAGATGCTCAGCAAAGCAATCTAAAAAAATTAGATCCCAATAGTTTTCGAGGTAATTATATGCCAGCTTTTCCTAGAACAAACAACCTAGTCTACTCTGCTGCTTTCGATGGTGAAAAAACTATTGGAGAGCTTGGTAATATTTACGATTTAAAGCCAGATCACTTAAAGTTAAGACTTCGGGCTTATGAATTAGATCTTAAAACTGATTTAGTTAAGCTAATTACTGGTAAATTCTTTAAATGGTGCGTTGGTACGGGTTTAAAGTTTGAATATGAGCCAGAAAACGAAGTTTTGCAATTACTAGGCTATAACCAAGTTAGTGACGAAAACATCAATAAAAAAGAGCGGTTATTTAACCTTTGGGCAAAATCGAAATTAAGCGACTATTCAGGTCGCCAGAACTTGCACGCAAAAGCCACCGATGCTTTTAAAACTGCCTATTTGGGCGGGGATGCTCTTATTGTAATGAGATTAGAAAAAACAGGAATAAAAATACAATTAATAGATGGCGAACAGATTGCAACACCATTTGCCGAGGACGGAAAAGGCAAAAATAATAAAATAGTTGAAGGAGTTGAGGTAAATCCAAAAGGAGAACACGTTGCTTTTTGGGTGAAAACCGATAAAAATAACAATTTAGCTGATTACGAAAGGCTAAGAGCTAAAGATTCAAGAGGTAATTTGATGGTTTGGATGATTTACGGCGGTAAGCACCGGGTAGATCATCACAGGGGTATTCCTCAAATTAGCTCTATAATGGAGAAAATATCTAAACTAGATAGATTTGTTGAAGCTTCCGTTTCTAAGGCTGAAAAAATGGCTGATTTAGTTTATCACTTTGAACATGATGAAACCTCAACTGGAGAAAATCCGTTAGGAGGATTGGGAGCTAGAAAAATATCCAACGTTACCAATGAAGATAACACTTTTGAAGAAAGCGGCAGGACTGCCCAAGCTCTAAGGCAATCCACAAGCGGCCAAGTTTTAAACTTACCGCGAGGATCAAAATTAAAATCTACAACAAACGAAAGCGAAGTTAATTTTGATCCCTTTTATAAAGCAATTGTTAGATCACTATGCGCTTCGCAAGATATACCTCCAGAAGTAGCAAATCAAATGTTTGAGCAGTCATATAGCAGCTCTAGGGCCGCAATTAACATGTGGGAGTATGTTATTGATATTATACGGGAATACGTAATTGTTGAGCAATTCTACAAGCCTATAAATCGCTTCTGGTGCTACTATCAATATATGAAAGGAACGCTGGATGATTCTGGTTATGATAGAGCAATTCAAGAAAAAGACGAAATGGCTTTGGAAGCGTTTTATTCTTCTCGATTTGTAGCTAAAAAAATGCCACACATTGATCCACTTAAAGAAGCTAAAGCAATTAGAGAATTATTAAAAGATAATAGCCCATTAATAAGCCGTGAACAAGCTACGGAAATGGCGAATGGTGGCGATTGGATTAGTAATTATAATAAATACAAAAAAGAAAATCGTCGTATCGAGTTAAAACCGTTATTAGAAAAAGAAAAAGAAACTAGAAATGGAGCTGTAAACGGTAACGGCGGAGCAAACGTAAACAACGGAGTCGCAAACGAAAACAACGAGTAAAAATAAAACAAATGGCATCACAAACAACATCTACATCAGAAAATAAAAAGGTTATTTGGAGTGTAAATTTTCGACCTAAAGTAGGTCAAAGTGTAAGCCACTCAGGGAGTCAATGGTTGAGCTTATCTGGCGTAAATACAGAGCCTACTTTGTCAAATGATGATGACTGGATTTTGGTTAAGGATTCAAACGAAGCTTCTGGCGTTTCCACTACCTTAACAATTACTACAACCGAAAACTTTAATGCAAGTGATTTAATCTCAGGATTAAGTCAAAAA